GCCAAACTTGCCTGCGCAAATTGGCCCATATCCTGCCGTCTTGGAACGGGGGTCGGTCAGGGTGATGTTGCAAAAGCAGCAATGATGCGTCTCGTGCCCGTGGGCGGCCGCGACCGCCAGAGGCTCGGCCGCGAAGCGCGTCAGCAGCGCGGTCACCGAGGTAGCGGTCTCAGTGTCGATCGTGCGGGAAACCTGCCAGTCGCCCGAGGGCGCCACCCGGCCGTAAAACACGTTGCTGCCGAACGGGCGGCCGTCGGTCACGGTGACCGTGCCGGGCTGCGCTGACTGGGCGCCCGCCACCTTCAGCACCACCGCGCGGCCGTCGGCCAGCGCCAGCGTGATCTTGGGGAACTTCTTCGTCTGGGCGGCCGTGGCGAACATCGCGATCACCGCGCCGAAGTCACCGACGTTGGCGGTTGCGGTTTGCGTCTGGGGGGCACCCAGCTTGCGCACCCAGTGCCACTGATTCTGCGATAGGGCGGCATTACCGCAGTCCGCGCGCGCCACAGCCTGCGAAAGCAGCGACTGGGCGAAGCCCTGCTGCTTGGCGGGCAGGGTGGGGATGGCGGCGGCGAGGGCGTCGAGGGCGTCGCGGTAGGTCATGTCGAGGTCTCCGGTTGGTTCGTTGTGTGCAGGACGGTTTGTATCCATTTTGGGTAACCTACGCAAGCGAAAAACGCCACCGCGCACAAATTATTCTTGGGGAAATTCCGCGATGCCAGATTGGCCAGCCGACACGGTTGAGCGGCGCGACACCGAAACGCTGCTTGCCTACAGCAAGAATGCGCGGTCGCATTCGTCAGCGCAGATCAAACAGATTGCCCGCTCGATCGAGCAGTGGGGCTGGACCATGCCGGTCTTGGTCGATGAGTCTGGGATGCTGATCGCGGGCCACGCCCGCGTCGAGGCGGCGCGCAAGCTGCGGCTGCCCCAGGTGCCGGTCATGGTGGCGCGCAACTGGACCGACGAACAGAAGCGGGCATACGTGATCGCCGACAACAAGCTGGCGCTGAATTCGTCGTGGAACGACGACACGCTGAAAATGGAACTGGGCGGCCTGCAAATGGCGGGCTGGGACCTGACGCTCACCGGCTTCGACATGGACGAGGTTGACGATATCCTGGGACTAGGCCCGTCGCAGGGCACAGGCGACGCGGAGGCGGTGCCCGAGGTGCCTCCGGTGCCGATATCCCAGGTGGGCGATGTCTGGCTGTGCGGCCGCCACAGGGTGATGTGCGGCGATGCCACTTCGCCCGCCGATATCACCAAGCTGACCCGGGGCGAAGCGATCGACGTGCTGTTGACCGATCCGCCGTATTGCTCGGGCGGCTTTCAGGAAGCGGGCCGCGCCTCGGGCAGCGTGGGGACGCGCGGCGACGAAATGGTGGCCAACGATACGCTGTCGACGCGCGGCTACATGGCGCTGATGAAAGCCGTGGTCTCGGGGTTCGGCACGGGCGTCGTCTACATTTTCACCGACTGGCGGATGTGGATCAACCTGTTCGACGTGGTCGAATCCTCGGGCTACGGCGTGCGCAATATGATCGTGTGGGACAAGGGCACGCCGGGTATGGGCGTCGGCTGGCGGATGCAGCACGAACTGATCATGTGCGGCCTGCGCGTGCGTTCGCCGTTCTCGCCGCAGAAAGCCCAGGGCAACGTGATCCAGGCCAAGCGCACCGGCAACCTGTTGCACGCGGTGCAGAAACCGGTCGATCTGCTGACCACCATCATCGATGTGACCGATCTGGCGCGCACCGTGGCCGATCCGTTTGCCGGATCGGGCGGCACGCTGATCGCCGCCGAGCAGACCGGGCGGGTGGCCTACTGCATGGAAATCACCCCGGGCTATACTGACGTTTGCGTGCAGCGCTGGGAGCAATTCACCGGCCAGACCGCAACCCGGGAGGTGGCGAATGGAGGACAACCAGCCTGACGACGTGGTCGTGGAACTCAATCCCGGCCAGCGGATCAGCCGTGGGCAGCCACGCGCGGAGCGTGATGAGAATGGGCGTATCCCCGCCTTTGTGCCAACCAACGAGCAGCGCCATACCGTGATGGTGCTGGCCGCCAATAACGACACCCAGGCGGTGATCGCACAGGCGCTGAATATCCACCACACGACGCTGACCAAGTATTTCCGAAAGGAAATCAAAACCGGCCGCGCCCAGATTGTCGCCCGCGTCGGCTACGCGGTGGTGAAGGAAGCGCTGGCGGGCAACATGGCGGCGGCGCGGTTCTGGTTGCAGACGCATGGCGGACCGTCGTGGCAGTTGCCGAAGGAAGCCCCAGGGGCGGACCCGGAAACCTCGCGCGACGACGAGGTGGTGCACTTCTACATGCCGCCCAACGGCCGCGACCAGCCCGAGGCGGACGACGCGCCACCGACCATCGATGGCGATGCCACCGAGGCGCCACCCGCCGCGACGGGCACCGATCCATGAGCGATGAAGATAACAAGTTCCTGCCGATCCCGAGCGGCGAAACCGTCACCAGCACGTTCAGGCTACAGGACTCGCCGTGGTATCCGTTCACCATCACGCTCGGCGAGCCGCCCTGCGCCATCACGCTGTTCGCTGACGGCAAGTGGGAAGGCAGCACCGAGGCGCTACGCGCGTCGCTGGTAGCCAGTAAGTCGTGGGGCGGCGACAGCACCGCGAAGATTCTGCTGTGGCTGTTGCTGCGCCAGATGGAAGCCGACCAGAGGTTCTGGTGATGCACCGAAACACGTTTGAGTATCTCAAACCGACCGATTTGCAGTTGGCGGACATGGCCGATCTGCGACAGGCATTCGCTACGTTCGCAAGCTTCGTTGAGATGCATGTGCCGCCCGGTCTCGATCGGGATCATGTGATGCGGCACCTGCGCACCGCTGCGATGTGGGCGAACGTCGCCATCACACGACTGGACGACGGCACACCGCGCGTATGAGTGCCACGCTTGAGCGTATGACGATTGCCCCGCAAGAGGGGCCGCAACGCATGTTCCTCGAAAGCGACGCCGACATAGCGATCTTCGGCGGCAGCGCGGGTTCGGGCAAAAGCTGGGCGCTGCTGTTGGAAGCGATGCGGTATCCCAGTCAGATTAAGAGTTTTGACTCGGTCATGTTCCGTCGCAATACCACCGATCTGCGCAAGCCGGGCGGGCTGTGGTCGGAAAGCGAAAAGCTGTTCTTTCATGCCCGAGGCGTCCCGGTGTCGCATCGCATGGAGTGGCGCTGGCCCGGCAAAGGCATGGTCAAGCTGTCGCACCTTGAATACGACAACACCGTGCTGGACTGGCATGGCAGCCAGATCGGCTGTTTGTGCTTTGACGAACTGACCACGTTCACCAAGCAGCAATTCTTCTACCTGATGTCACGCAACCGTTCGCCGACCAGAATCCGCCCGTATATACGGGCGTCCTGCAACGCCGACGCCGGTAGCTGGGTGGCGCAACTGATCGAATGGTGGATCGATCCCGCCACTGGCTACCCGATACCGGAACGCTCGGGCGTGGTGCGCTATTTCGTGCGCGGGCACGACGATGCCCTGCAATGGTATGACAGCAAGGCCGCCGCGCTGCGCGACCACCCGAAGCTGACCAAGGCGATGGTCAAGTCGCTGACGTTTATTTCCGCCAAGCTGGCGGACAACCCGGCGCTGGAACGCAACGACCCCGGCTATCGCGGCAATCTGATGATGCTGCCCCAGGTGGAACGCGAACGCCTGCTCAACGGCAACTGGCACATCCGCCCGTCGGCGGGCCTCTATTTCAACCGGCGCTGGATTCAAGTCGTGGATATTTGCCCGATGATCACCGAGGTCGGGCGCGGCTGGGATTTGGCGGCGACGGTGGAGACCACCGAGAACGACCCCGACTGGACCTGTTCGACCAAGATCGGCCGCACCATCGACGGGCGCTATGTGGTGCTGGACCACACGTGGTTCCGGGGCAGCCCCGCCGAGGTGGAACGCGCGGTCGCCAACATGACGTCGCAGGACGGCGTCGGCTGCAAGGTGGGCATCCCGCAGGACCCAGGCCAAGCGGGCAAGGCACAGATTGCCGCCTTCGTGCGGATGCTGGCGGGCTACGCAATCGAGTGGTCACCCGAGACCGGCGACAAGATCACCCGCTTCGCGCCGTTCTCGGCGCAAGCCGAGGCGGGCAACGTGTTGGTGCAGCGCGGCGCGTGGAATGAAAGGTGGCTGCAAATGCTGGAAGGCTTTCCGGAATTGCCGCACGACGATGACGTGGACAGCACCTCGCGCGCGTTCAACCTCGTGGCCGAGGGCGATATCTCGGTCTGGTCGCGGATGGCCTACTGATGTCCGATCATATCAACGGCGGCGATCCGGCCGCCAAGCCGCGCGTGCGCGTGCAGGCGGGGTCGTCCAATGACCATTTGGGCAATCTGACCACCGACAACATTTCTAATTTCGTCGCCCGCATCGGCCTCGGCCAGCAAAACCAACTCAGCCACTCGACCCATACGTTCAACCCGGTCACCCGGCTGAACCTGCTGATGGAGTGGGCCTATCGGGGGTCGTGGATTATCGGCGCCGCCGTCGATGTGGTTGCGGATGATATGACCCGCGCGGGCATCACGTTGAATAGCGACATGGACCCGGACGACGTTGAGCAGTTGCACAAGGTGATCAACGACCTGTGCCTGTGGCAATCGCTCAATGAGACGGTGAAGTGGTCGCGCCTCTATGGCGGCTGCCTGATGGTCATGCTGATCGACGGGCAGGACATGGCGACGCCGCTGGTAAAAGAATCGATCGCAAAGGACCAACTCAAAGGCTTCCTGACGCTCGACCGGTGGATGATCCAGCCCAGCTACAACGTGCTGGTGCAGGATTTCGGCCCCGACTACGGCCTGCCGGTGTTCTATCAAGTGGTCGCCAACGCGCCGTTCATGCCGAAGATGACCATCCACTACACCCGCTGTGTCCGCATGGACGGCGTGACGCTGCCGTTCCGGCAAAAGTTAGCGGAAAACGGCTGGGGCATGTCGGTGATCGAGCGTCTATACGATCGTCTGTTGGCGTTTGATTCTGGCACGATGGGCGCTGCCGAACTGCTGTTCCGCGCGTATCTCAGAGTTTACAAAGTGAAGGGCTACAAGCAACTCGCGGCGATGGCGGGCAACCCGGCGCAGTCACCGACCGGAATGCCCAACCCGTTGCAGGGTTTCTACCAGTCGATGGACGCCATGCGGTGGTTGCAATCCAACAACGGCATGACGGTGATCGACAGCGAGGACGAATTTGAGGCGCTGTCATATTCGTTCGCGGGCGTATCGGACACCATCATGGCGCTGGGACAGCAGATTTCCGGCGCGTTAGGGATTCCCCTTGTTAGACTATTCGGCCAGTCGCCCGCCGGGTTGAATTCCAGTGGCGAGTCCGATCTGCGGCAATACTACGACATGATCCGCGCCGCCCAGGAAGCCCGGCTGCGACGGCCGCTGACCGGGGTGTTTGAGGTGGTGCACCGCAGCGCGCTGGGCACCGAGCCACCCGATACGTTCGGGTTCACATTCAACTCGCTGCGGCAACTAGACGAAACCGAGAAAGCCGAACTCGCGGAGCGCGATGTGGCGACGGTGGTGCAGGCGCATGGCGCCGGGATCATCTCGACCACGATGGCGCTGAAGGAACTCAAGCAGAGTTCCATCATGACCGGCCGGTTCACCAACATCACCGACCAAGACATCAAGGACAGCGAGGAAGCCCCGCCGCCCTGGGAACAGCCCGACCCGGGCGATATGGCGGCCATGGGCGGCATGGGCGGACCACCGGGTATGGGTGGGCCACCGGGCATGATGAAGCCGCCAGGGATGCCCGGGGCGGGCGCGCCACCCGTGCCCAAGCCGCCAGGGGAGAAAAGCGGTGGCGACGAGTTTGGTGGCGACAGCGACAGCGTGGTGCGCGGGATCAACTGGTATCGCCGCGAACGGGCTTGAGCCGTGGCGCGCGAGAATGCCGAGGAATGGCGCGAGCGACGCCGCCGTCAGCGCGCCGAGGAACCGCGTCACAGCGGATTCTTCAAAGCCCGCCATGCGGAAACCAGCTTCGCAGCCCAACTGCGGCATCTGGCGCGACAGGTGGTGCGGATCATTGAGGCGCTGACCGACAGCGGCGATCTGGGCTTTATCGAGCCGCATGAGATACCGGCGATCACCGACGCGCTGGACAACTATGCCGAGGCGATCGAGCCATGGGCGCAGGCGGTGTCGTGGCGGATGATCGCGGAAACCAACCGTCGCGATAAAACCGCGTGGGAACAATACACCAAGGGCATGAGTGCCGCGTTGCGACAGGAACTGCGCGAGGCACCGATCGGTGCCGAGGTGCAGCGACTGATGGCGGATCAGGTGCACCTGATCACCTCGTTACCGCGCGAGGCGGCAAGCTGGGTGCATGAGCAGTCGTTGCAGGCGCTGGAAGCTGGC